AACTAAATCTTCATGCACCTTTTGTCCTTTTCATAATGATGGCTCTTGGCGAGACATGAAATACAATGATAAAGTTAGTTGGAATGACGCTGTTAATTTTGATAAATCTTTAAGAGAAAGAAATAATAATGAATATTTACATAGATCATGCCTACCATTAGATGAAATTGATTTTGATAATGCAGAAGATAAAGGTCAATTATCTTTCTTAGGTGAATGTGAAGGTATGTGTGGAGTATAAATGTTGGTATAACTTTGGTTAACCACTACATATAGTATTTTTTTTTCTTATGTTTGACACATTGTACAAATCAGAGTAGCTTTTTTTATATCGTGGACTTTTACGTTCATCGTTTGCACATAAACACCCTAATGTGCCGCGAAGCTGCATTCATTCCTTTAATTGTTGTTACTTTTAAACTCACATAATCACACGCTCCCATGTTGTGATTCATTGTATTTGATACGCAGCTTCGCCCACATTGGAGATAATATGGCAGGTATAGATATGCAGGTGGGATCTAATATGGATGCCATCATTAAAGATCTAATGAAGATGAAAAATATAGATCAGCCTAAAGCCGTTGGTTTTGCTATGAATGATGCAGCTAGAAAATCTTTTAAGCTTATGAATATGAATACTAAAAGATCATTTAATAAGCCTGTTAAGTATACAACATCTGCATTTGCTTATACTAGAACTAAATCTACACAGAAAAGAGTAGAGGATAAGGAAGCTTGGGTAGGGGTTAAAGGTGAGCCGAATATTAAAGGATCTGGGGATAAGGCCGGAGTAGAAAGACGCGTTAAGTATATGAGGCTTGAAACGTATGGCGGAGAAAGAACTGCTAATAAAAGATATTTAGTTACACCTGCTAAACATTCCAAGCTTAATCAGTCAGGCAACTTTCCTAAGACTTTCATAAAGAACGCAATAGGGAATAAGCAGAAATACTTTATAGGCGTACCAAGGGGCGGCGATCAATCACAAAAATTCAATGGTGTATGGCAACGCTACGGTCCAAAGAAGAATACAAAGATTAGAATGGTTGCAAAGTTTACAGAAAATCAAACATTTCGTCCTTTATTTCCCTTTGACAAGCTTAGGAATACATTCGGTACTAAAATTTTTGCAAAAGAATTAGAGCGACAGATTATGTTACAAATGGAGCAAGGAACATACAGGCCGCCAGTAAAATTTAAGTAAAATAATAATAATTCTTGAATTTTAAAGGTATTCAAGGGTTATTAAAAGGTACTTTATGGCAATTACAGTAGAGGGTATTTCGCGAGACGATTATCATCTAGCGATAGAAATAATTGATCGGTTTCGCTTTTAAGCTCCAACGATATAGATATTAATTAAAGATAAATATTTTAAATATACTTTTTTACTAAAAATTAATTACGTTTAAATCGCAAATTTAAGCGTTTAAATCATGGTTTAAATATGGATAAAACTGATGCAGTTAAATCCTGCAAAGAAATAGCAGCTATTCTAGATCTTTCAGTAAGACGAGTTCAGCAACTAGCCAAAGCTGGACACATACCTAAGAGCGAAGGAAAGAACGGACGCTACAAATTATTAGGATCTATACAAGGATATATAAAGTATTTAAGAAATTTATCCTTAGAGATTGATGCGCCTACTGATCTAAAGGACGCTAAGTTAAGAGTCGAAGTGGCTAGAGCAGAAATACTAGAATTAGACGCAGCTCAAAAAGCCTCCGAGCTAGTTCATAAGGATCATGTCTCAACAGTCTGGACCAGCGTTACCGGATTAATTAAATCTAAATGTTTAGCGTTACCTTCTAGAACGGCGGCTGATGTTTATGCCAGTCGCAATTTAAACGAAGTGAGAGCAGTATTAGAAAATGCAGTAGATCTAATTTTAATTGAATTAGCAGAAACGGATATTACTATTAATGATACAAGTTCCAACAGAGAATTTAGCGGATCTGAGCCGTCAGGCGATGGCGATGCTAAGGCCGCCGCCAAAACTAACAGTAAGTCAGTGGGCCGATAAGAATAGGTATTTAAGTAGTGAGGCAAGTGCTGAAGCTGGTAAATGGAATACAAGTAGAGCGGAATATTTACGAGAAATAATGGATTGCTTTAATGATCCCTCTGTAGATGAAATTACCTTTATGGCTGCTAGTCAGGTTGGTAAAAGTGAGTTCTTATTAAATGTTATAGCCTATACAATAGATGTAGATCCATCACCTATATTAATGATTCAGCCGACTCTAAGTATGGCTGGGACATTCTCAAAAAATAGGGTTGCTCCAATGGTGCGCGACTCTAATGCAATAACGTCTAAAGTTATGCCAGCCAGAAGTAGAGATAGCAATAATACTATTTATGCTAAAAGTTTTACCGGCGGATCTTTAGATTTAGTAGGTAGTAATTCCGCGTCTAGTGTTAGCTCTAGGCCTATAAGAATTTTACTATGTGATGAGGTAGATAGATACAGTGTATTGGGAACTAGCGAGGGCGATATTATTGCTCTGGGAAAAAGAAGAACATCAAATTTTTATAATAGAAAATTACTTATAACATCAACTCCTACAACTAAGGGGAGTAGTAGAATAGAGGATGCTTATTTAGCGGGAGATAAAAGAAAATTCTTAGTCCCTTGCTTAGATTGTAATGAAAAAAATGAGTTGGAGTGGAAAAATGTTACTTGGCCTGAAGGTAAACCTGAAGAAGCTATATATGTTTGTGATCAATGTGGAGGCATTTCTGATGATAGCAAAAGGATTGCTAGTATTAGGCAGGGTAGTTGGGAAGCAACTGCTCCGTTTAAAGGGCGGGCCAGCTTTCATCTTAACGGTTTATACAGTAGTTTCTCTACGCTTGGTGAAATTGCTACACATTTTAATGAAGCTAAAAAGCTTCCGGAAACGCTCAGAGTCTTTGTCAACACAGTCCTCTGCGAAACGTGGGACGAAAACGAAGGCGAAAAAGTCGAAGAATACCAATTAAGAAAAAGATCTTATAAGTTCCCAGAAGTGCATGAGGATATCTGTTTATTAGTAGCAGGTTGTGATGTGCAAGACGATAGAATTGAAGTTACTATTGCTGGCTTTACGCGAACAGAGGAAGTCTATGTATTAGATCATAAAATTATTTATGGAGATCCATCTTCAAATAAAATATGGGATGAGTTAACTGAAGTATTAGAATACAAGTACAAGCATCCCAAGGGTGTAGAAGTCACCATTCAATGCGCTTGTATTGATAGCGGTGGTCACTTTACACAATCGGTATATAATTACACAAAAAAGAAAGTAGATCGCCGCTTTTTCTCTATTAAAGGAGTTGGGGGAGATGGTAGGCCTATGGTTGGCCGTCCAAGTGTAAATAATATAGGCAAGGTTCGTTTATATCCTTTGGGGTCCGACACTATTAAGAGCCACGTATACGGCCGTTTAAAAATTACAGAAAAAGGTGATGGGTATATTCATTTACCAGAACATCTTGATGATGAATATTTTGCTCAGCTAGCTTCAGAGGCCAGAGTGGAAAAGATCGTACGAGGTGTAAAAAGATCTGTATGGAAGAAAAAAAGAACGCGTAACGAGGCTTGGGATTGCCTATGTTATTGTTACGCTGCTTATACTTTATTAAATGTAAATTTAAGAGTGCTGCATGAGAAACTCAGCAGAGCCACAACTAAAGAAGACAAAGTAAAACCACAAAAAAATCAAACGCCCTTTAACAGAAATAGGCGTAACTGGATGGATATTTAAGATGCTCAAAGCTAAATCAAGGATAAAAGAATTAACATCAACTTCTGGTAGTGGCACTTTAACCCTGACTGGAGCTGAAGCTGGCTTTCAGGCGTTTAGCGTTTTAGGTAATGCTACTAAATGTTATTATACTATTACTGATGTTAATGGCACAGACTGGGAAGTAGGTGAAGGCAGTTATAATTCTAATACTCTTACACGTGATGTAGTTTTAGAAAGCAGCAATAGCGGAACGGCGATTAGCTTATCTGCTACAGGTTCAACAGTCTTTGTTACCTATCCTAGTAATTACGCATCATA